GAGATTCCTATATGCTTTTCTTAGCTTATCAAGGATGAGTGATTTCTCAGCTGCGGTACCTGCTGCGGCCTGTTCAATTTTTTCTTCAAGCTTAATGCCAGCAGTGAGTTCACTTATCGCTACTTTCAGAGTGTTTTGCCTTTCGATTAGAGAAGACTGGGTCGCGATGTAATCTTTTGAGGATTTAACTCCATTTTTATAAGCTTCAGCATTTTCCTTGATAGAGGCATTTACCTCTTTCAACTGTGCCTGCTCAGCAGCTAAGCGCCTTATGTTTTCCTGTTTTGTACCAAGAACTGATTTTATTACTTCATTGAGCTGCTTGCTCAACTTTACTTCCTCATAAATTGCTGCAACATTTTTGAGTGACCAGGTAACTTCATCCTGAGTTGCCTTAGTGTTCCCCTGGCTGACTGATATCCTTTCCTTTTCAATACTTATCAGCCTCTTCTCAAGTTCAATCCTTTCGTTAGAGATCTTGTTTAATTGAGCAGTCAGACTTTCAATGTCCTTGAGAGCCTTTTCCATTTCAGTTGTGGCAGCGGCTGTATCTTTGATTGATTTAGCCTGTCCAAAACCCTCAAATTTCAACTTTGCCCCGGCTTCAGCTATCGATTCAATCTGGTCAAGTATACGCTCAAGACTCCCGGTCAGGATTTTTATTTCATCCTGAATTTTGGGTATATCAACAATTGAATCAATCCGACCTTTGGAAGACATTTTTTATTATTTTTGAATTATGGAAGCAGGTAATGAGGAGATAAAAAAACCACAAAAGAAGGGAGAAACGCCCTGGGAACGCTTGGGACTTGATATAGTTGAGTACGCTCGATTGATGAAGAGTGTAGAAGAGGACATCGAGAAACAAGCTGAAAAAATCAGGTGGCAAAGGGAATGTAAGAAGTTCGAGAATGAACCTCCTTTCGTTTTTGCCGGATTAGGATGCATATATTGGTTAGCGATTATTGGCATGGCCATCTTTTTTGGAGTTTTGCTTGCTAAGTAAATAGTTGATCTCCTTTTCCCTGCGTTTGACAATAGCGACATACTCCGACACCGTTACTTCTTTTGCATTGATCCGGAACCCCATAAATTTTGACAACTCAACCAAGGCCTTTTGGAAGTAATCTTCTGACAGGTTTTTCCCATTTGATTCTTTCATGAGTTTATCATAATCGGCCAGGGACTGATCAAGAGCAATCTGCACTGATTTACTTTTAGTCACTACTGCTTTTATATCCCGGATGTAAGATTCTGGATCCTGAAGGTTAAATTTATAGATGTATCCAAACCGCCTCAAGGTTGTTATACATTTGGAGCTGTATCGATAGCTCAGCACCTTGGTACATAAACTAATCGAAAGAAGCTTACTCTGCAATCCTCCAATCTCCCGGGAAAGATTAACCAACCTTTGATATTGTGGTGATCCTGAAATCTCACAGTACTCTGTAAAGAGAAGCTCCCACGCATCGGAGATCTGCTTATGAGTTGCCTTGCCATAAATTACCAGCCGGTCAAGATTTTTATTGACCAGGGCATCAATAAAAACATCAAGGGGTGTTTGACTGCAGCGGGTGTATAGCATAGTTTGCTTAGTGCCTCTAAGAAGAGAAGATTTAAACTTATTCCTGATCGCACGCATAAGCCCATTTAAAGCCTCCAGCATGATTCCTCCTTCCTTTACAGACTTGAATTATATTTCCCTGATTAATCCCAAGAGAACGATTTACTTCGTATGAGTTAGGAAATCTTCTCAAGACATGACCAGACATGGCCAACTGATTAATAGGCTTTGATAGGTGATTTTCTTCATTGAATTTTCCCTCAGAAGGGTTCTTTGTTAAACCTTTTCGATATGCATCGGAGGAGTTCTCACATGGAGTGCCCCACTTGAGGTTCTCCAGTCGATTATCAGTTTTGATATCATTCATGTGCATTACTACCAAAGAAGCATCCTCAGGTTTCCCAAGAAATGCATTTGCAACCAAACGATGAATCATGTAATAATTCATCTTGCCTTCTTTGCTCAAGCCTGCCCGTAAATATCCACTATTGTGGACATATGGCTTTAAAAGCATTCCTTTTTTCTGACTGAATGTTTTACAATTCTTAATGACACGATCCAATGATCTTACCCGACCAAGATCGCTAATCTGGTAAATGCCTTCATAACCTTCTATGTTCTTCCACTTTTCCATTCCTGATACATTAGCGGGTGTATAAATTCGATAGCGGTTTGTTCTGAGGCTTGCGGGTCATCAACTGCCATAAAGCCGAAAATCCCTTCCTGATGACGGAAGAGAAAATACTCTTGATTCTCTTGGCCAGCCATTTTAATGGCGATCTGTTTGATGTTGTCATAGTTAAGCCTTTCTTTACTCTGTTTTAAGCATCCGCAACTCATAAGCCTGTCAATTCTTCAACTGCTGTCATTAATTCCGGGAAATAAATTTCCTGATTGTAGTACTCCTGGCTTGAAGGAGTGAGTCCGTAAATTTCCTCTCCATATCTATCTTCAAGTCCATGAACATCATCAGCCAGGATTTCAAACTCCGAGGCATCAACATCAAGCTGGAAGGAACTTTGAAAAGCCCCGGTGTCATAAAGAACTATAGGACCGGGTGTTTTACCAAACATAGTAACGGAAAGATAGGAGTAATCAGGCATTTGAGTCTTATCGGCTCTCATTCCATGAAGTAACTGCTCCCTGTTCAAATCAAGGATAGAACTCTTGGTTCTGCCGATGGCTGCCTTAGCTTCCCGATCGACATCCAGTTCTATTAATGATTGAAGCAAGTCTGTTACTGCTGTCATTTAAATTATGAAAGTTGAGTCAACTCTGGGTTTTTAAGCTTTTCGATCTCCATTTTCAAACGGCCATTTTCACTCTGTACTTTGCTCAGAGCTTTATTGATCTCTTCGAACTTTGACCTTATCTCAGTGTTCTCACTCTTTAATCGTTGCATTTCTTCAACATAGATTTTCAATTGAGCATTGAGATTTTCAGCTGCTTCCTTCCAGATGTCGACAGCTTTTCCAAGGTTCTCAATCTGCTGAGTTTGCGCCCGGGTCTCTTCCAGTTTCGCTTGAGCTTCGACAAGTCTGGCATCAGCGTTATTCTTTCGCCTTCCAAACATCCAACCACCTAACCCGGTCGCCATGGAAGCTATCACTGTGTATAAGATGCTATTAAAATTATCCATTAGAATTTGAAGTAAGTTTCAGGATTAACCCAGTTTCCATTTTGTTTGACAGTGAAGTGAAGGTGAGCGCCTGTGCTGGCTCCGGTATTGCCACATTTAGCGATTACGTCTCCCATATTGACAATGTCGCCAACTTTCTTAAGCTGCTGATCCAGATGAGCGAAACCAAAGCGGATTCCGGTACGGCCGATCATGGCCATACATTTTCCACCTTTCTCATGTGTCCATACTTCAGAGATTCTCCCGGAATCAGGAGCAACAATATCAGTCCCAATCGGAGCTGCAATGTCAATCCCATTATGGAAGGATCCAGCTTTGCCTGTGATAGGATGTTTTCTCGGACCAAACCTACTTGTTATCCTCCCGTTCATCGGTTTTTGAAAGTTCATCTGCCTGTCTTTTTGCGAGTTTATAGAGTGATTTTAGTTGAGCCTTACGGACTTTTTGTTCCCGTGCCAGGTAAAGTTTAGAGTCGTAAGCCTCCACGAATTCCTTTTCAGATGAAAAGGAAAGGACGTGGGCTACGTTCACCGAAGCCCCGTCCATCTTAATAAACATGTCCTTTCCCATGATCATTCCTCCGGATTAAGGTAAGGTCGATTTCAGAATTCCAGCTTCATACCCATTCTCAGGATACCCTCCGACATTAGCAGTTGCCAGTTCTGAGGCAGATACCAGCGTAATAACATGCTCGCCAGTCCCAACAAAGCTGACATCCCATCCTCCGGCATCATCATTTGTGGCAACTGATGTTACCGCAACCGGAGCGCCATCCTTGGTTACCTTCCACAGTTCACCTGCAGCGAGTGCATCCCCGAGGGCTTCGTAGATATCAACTTTGTCACATGCGGTTCTGATACCGACTGTAACTTTACCGGCAGCAACGGCCAGCTGAACAAGTTCCAGATCAATCAGACCTTTAACCGATTCTTCCACATCCTGATCTGCTTTCACGAATGCCACTTTCTCATTAAATTCCTCCGGTTTTGCAAGAGCAAAGCGAATATTGAAAATCGCTGCATTACTTGCATCATTGGCTTTAAATGGTTTGGCATAAAAGAAATCCATCGTGAAACCGGTAATACCGCCTTCAACCTTGGTACCATAGATTACATTATTCGAATCGACAAACAAAACCTTTTTACTTGCTTTATTGAAAGCACGGAGTTTGTTGTTGAGGCACATCCCGCCTTTAACAATGCGGAAGCTCCAGTCATACTTTCC